AACAATGTTCTAAGTATAAAGTTAGTCTGCTCTGAAACGTCAAGTTCTATTTGAGTGGAACCGTATGTGCTATTGCCATTAAAATCAGATGATTGTAAAAGTATTTCAACACTACTACTTCCTCCTGAAAAAACAGTTGTATCTACAGTTATTTGTTGACCTCCTTCTGGAAGGTAGTCTATTCCTGGAGCGTTAACACCAACATTTGAAACAGCTCCGTTTACTATTGTAATTGAAATGTTTAACCCAGAACCTGGACCATCAGAGTTAAATCCAGTAGTTGAGTTAACAATTCCTACATAGGTTCTATCTGTAGGGTAGTCTGTAGCAGAACTAATCACACTATTTGTTAATGAATTAGGTCCTGTATTTATAGATGTTACGTTGTATACCGTACTGTCGTATATGTATTGTCCAACACTACCAACATAGTAACCCCATCTAGTGTCTTTTGGTTTTCTTAGAAAGTTAACAGATATGTTACTTGTTATAGTGTCAGGCTTTATAAATAGCTTATCGTTCTCAAGTAAGTACGTTGGAAAAGATGTCGTGGATTTTGTTAGGGGAGATTTTTGAATGTTGTAGAACTCCATTCTTTGAAGTCTTTGAAGCTCAGTTGTATCGTTATATATTACAGTACCTAAAGTATAAAGCTCTACTTCATCACCATAAGAATCTGTTGTTGGTAATGAAAAGTAAGCAGGTATTGTTCCTGCTACTGGTACATAGGTTGATGTGCCAAATGTTTTAAATATAGAAAGATGTTCGTCAATAGCTGCAACCCTGTCCGCATAATCTGTGTCAGATTGAGGGACTCTTAACTGTTGGTTTAAAGAGTTACTGTAGTCGCCAAATATCTCTAGTTGAACTTGAGTAGATATCTTATCAAACTCATCTGGAGTAACATAGCCTCTTTCCTCTTTGTTAAGTATTAACAATACAGTCTTATATACCGTATTTATATTTATTGCCATATTAATGTTTTGTTTTATTTACAAAAATAGGCCAACCGAAGTTGACCTACCCCTGTAAATATAGTTACATATTAAGAGAATTTTTTCTCTATACTTTTATATACTAGCATACCTTCGTCAGTTTTAAACCAACTTGCTAATGCTGAGTATGGATGTTCGTCAAATGGCACTTCCATTAGTTTCTTGCCGTTAGCCGCCCACTTGAATGTTTTTTGGTCAGGAGACAATCTAATAATTCCTGCTTCTGACGCTTTAATACCAAAGCTTCTAAGCTCTACATTATCATCATTTGCTAAACTTATAAATAAAGCTGGGTTGCTCTTAGCAAGTAACATTAAGTCTCGTTTAAGTTCTTTACTGTTCATTTTAGATACAGCACTACCTAATTCGGTTCTTAATATTGCCTCAGCGTGGTCAACATCTAATTGTTGCGCTAAGTTTAATGCTTCAATTTCAAGTTCAATATCCTCTAACTCGTTTACTGCTTCAGCAACTTGGTCTTGCTCTGCATATAAGTTTTTTCTTAAAGGGTGATACAACGATAAAAGTTTTTGTAAGCTTTGTTTTTGTTTAGGAACCATCAACACTCCATTTTTAAAAACAATATGAGCTAATGTTGCAGAACCTTTTTGCTCATCAACAAATGGAGATACTTGGTTTGTTGCATACCTAAGTTCTCTTTCGTAACCTAATTCCTCATCAAAGTACATCAAGGGATGTCTCTGTGAATGCTTGCTTGATAGTGTAAATGTTAAAGGTGATACCCCATTTTTAAGGTAGTATAACCTGTCTTTAGACTCCCAATTTTTAGTAGTCTTTTCTTTTGCTTTTGTAGCCATAATATAATAAAATTTAATAAATAAATAAGAGTAATGGTTACCCTCATCTAAAAGACGAGGGTAACATTACAATAATTAACTGCTATGATTTTGTAAATAATACAAAGTTGTTTGCAGCTTGAGTAACTAAACATCTTTCAGATAAGAAGTTAACTCTCATTACATCCTCATCAGAAGTTGCAGCACCACCTACAGAACCAGTAATCCAAGACTTCATTCTTCTATCGTCAGATTCAGAAGCTCTATAACGAACGTGCAAAAATGGTCGTCTGATGTTAGTACCTAACATTTGGTCGTACACTGTACTTGTTCCAGCAGGAACTAATACACCTTCAATATTGTCAACTAAACCACGAGTTGTAGCATCGTTTAAATATTTCCAGTCAGTCTTGTAGAAGTCATAAGAACCTCTTCTGAAACCATCAAATCCTAAGTTTAATGCCATTTCTTCAGAGTTTTCAAATACACCGTAAGATGTACCACCTGCTCCGTAAGAATTTTGTGCAGCTAACATATCATCAAAGTCTAAAGAAGTAGCTCTGTCTAAGAATAACATATTCTCTTCAATAGCTCCTTGCTTGTCAAGATTTTGAAGAATTAAGTCAAAGTCAGCTAAAGCACTTCGTGTTCCAGCACCGCCAACTCCAGCACCGCTTGCGTAGTTTTGGTATACGTTACCTCTTGCAGTAATAGCAGCAAAAAGTCCTTCAGTACCAGCAGAATCTTGATTTCCTACTTGAGCTTTAACAGCAGATGTAGCAACAGCAAGTTCTCCTTCAACCATAGCCATTTCTAAATAATCTTGGAAACGTAATCTTGTTTCTCCTTCAGACTTCAAATACCATAAGTATCCGTTTGTTCCGTCTTCAGCAGCAACTTCAACCCATCCAATTTGTGCAGCATCAGAACCATTAATTTCATAATTGTCCTTAATTATAATTGGCTTGTTACTGTACTGAGTGAAAGAAGCTTCTAAAGAACCTGACATTCCATTCGTTCCTTTAGCAAATTCAGAACCATAAACGAATAAACTAAATACTGAAGTTGCATCAAATCCAGCAAGAGCTAAAGTAGCAGCAGTATAAGGAAGAACAGTTACGTCAAGTGCAGTAACAGCACTAACATAAGCAGTAATAGTTGTTCCTACACCTGTACCTGCAGTAGCTTGTAATACAATAGTATTTTTTACTCTGATAGCATTTTTAGTAGCTACTCCATCGTCACCATTTGTTGGCAAAGAAATAATGTTGTTTCCTAAGTTTCCAACAGTAGCTAATTCATATCCAATGTGCAATCTGTTTTGTTCAGACCATACAACTTGGTCAGAAGTCATTGGCATTTCAGCACCAACCATACGCAAGAATCCAGATAGAGTTCTGTTTCCGTATCGCTCTACCTCAGCTTCGTAAAGCTCTGGTAAATATTGCTGAGAAAAATCATTACCAGCAGCACTGGTAAAATCAATATAATTAAAAGGTGATGCACTTTTAGTAGGCATCGGACTTAAATTAAACTTCCCTAAAGGGTCGCTTGCGTTTGGAATAAATTGTCCCATTTTTTTTTAATTTTTAAAGTTTGTTTTATTAATTTTTAATTTTGAAGAGTCCGCTCCGCTTATAGACTTAACTCTAATCCCATTTATAAACACGCTATCCCCAGAAGTTTGTCTTGGCTCGTCTGATAGGTTCTTAGAACCATTCACAACCTCCTTAACAGCATCGGCTTTACCTTGCTCATAAAAGTGACTTGCAATCTTGTCTACGTTAGACGCAGCATACATCGCTTTATGATAACCTTTGTGGTCTGCTACCTCTCCATTTTTTCCTAGAAACTTTCCAAGTATGTTAGAGACATCAGATTGTTTGTCAGCAAGACTTGTTGGATTGTTTACACCATACCTGAATTTTTTCTCACCAACGTTAAAATCAAAACCTTTGAAGTCGTTGTTGAACATTTCAGATGTAGCTTTTTTAAACCTATCTCGCTTTTGGTTATTTAAGCTTTCCTCTTCGTTGTATCGGTTAAAGAACTCCATTGCTTTTTGTTGCTCTTGGGTTACGCCTGGTCTTAACTTAATCTCATCGTAATATTTACCCTTCAAGTCTTCTAAAAAGTTTTTGGCTTCTTGAACCTCTTCTTTGAACGCAAGCTTTTTCTTGCGTATATCTCTTTCTTCATCTAAGTCTTCGTCATACGAAAAGTTATCTTCTAAAAGGAAATTAATCTCGTCATCATCAAGATGCGGTTTACTTTTTTTATAGTACTCTTTTAATAATGTATCATTATCTGCATTGCTGTAGTCAGCATTTAATCTAACATAGTCTTCTACAGTTCCACCAGTTTCTTCCATAAACGACACTAGCTTCTCTACATTTTCAGGCAGAGGTTTACCAGTGTTGTTTGATTCTGCAACTGCTTCTGACACCTCTTTAGATACAGCTTCTACATCATCTTCTGTTACTTCTTGGATAGTAACGACCCCTTCATCTTGAATGGTGCTTTCCCCTGATGATACTTCTGTATCCACTTCTTGTACAGTTTCGGCTGGTTTATCTGCAACCACTGCTGTTGTTTCTTGCTCTTTATTGGCATCCTCTTTATTTAAGTTAACCTTAGTAACTTCTTTCTCAACTTTTTTATTGGCAGATAAATCTACTTTAGTTGTTTCGTTTTTCTTTCCAAGGTTTTTCATTTTAGGTTTACTTTTAATTTTAAAGTCACCTTCTTGTTGTACTTCTTTTTCTGACATAATATAATATAATATAAATTAAAAAATTCTATTTAGCTTGGTTCAAATTGACTCATTCCAATCCCTCCCATAACATCATTACCTGAACTTTCAAAATTTTTCGGTAATAGGTTATTTTTTCTTTGGTCAATAAGTTCAGATTGCTGAGTTCCTTGTATTTTTACTCTTTTGTCTTTTCTATCTTCAATATCTTGCTCTTTTGACAATTCAGCGTTAGCTCTAATTTGAGCTAACTGCATATTAAAGTTAAACTCTTCAGCCATAAGACCTCTTTTGATTTCCGCCTCTGCTTGCATTTTTTCTATTTCAAACTGAGACTTAGCCTGCTCAAGACTTACTTTTTCTGCTGTTACAATCTGTTGCTTTTGAGCCTCTGCCATAGCAGCTCTTTCTGAAGCCTGAGCATTTGCGTCTGCTTGTGCCTGAATATTTTGCAACTGAGCTTCTCTTGCTGCTTCTTGTTTTTTCTTTCTTCTGTCCTTTAGCATTTCGTTTGCTAACTGAAGATTTTTTATTTGTCGTATATCTATTGCATCTTCTAAGTCTATACCTCCACCTTGAAGAGATACCTGTATGTTTTGCTCTAACTGAGCCTTAGCTTCTTCGTCTGGCTCTAGTTCAAGGAATATACCAAAGTCGTGTAAGTTTAAAGTAGACATCTCTAACATTGTTGCTGTGTTAAACTTTGTAATACTGTTCTGAAGTGAGTTAGACGTTAAGGCAAACTGCAATGAATCAGCAATTCTCATAGATATATTTTCACAGGCTCTAAGAGTTAAATAACAACTTGCCTGAAGTATATGTCTTGTTGCTACATTTGATTGATTAGCGGCCATCTTTTGTAGCCCTACGAGTGCATCTTTAGCTGGTGCTGAACCATCTCTTGCCTCATTAAGTCCAGTAACGTCTCTTATCATTTGTAAGTAGTACTGATATGTTTGAATTAAAGACTGTATCTTAGCCCCTCCACTTGATGTAGTAAGCTCTTGAATTGGAACCTTACCCCTATTTAATTCCCCATCCTGTGTCATAGACCTACCTAAAACACTACCAGTTTGGAAATACATATTAAGTGCTTCCGCAGGATTGTAATTTGTTCCGTTACCTAAATCAACCTCAGCTAAACCATCTACATCTAAGAATACTCCGTCAGGAACCATTCTAGTCATAACTTGCTGTAGCTTCAAGTGTGTTATTTGAATCATATCAGCAAACCCTGTAATCTTACTTACAACAGACTCAATCCTTCCGTTATACATTCTTGGCGCACATAGCACATAGTTCATATCTACTTTAGTAGTGTCTGCGTATGGTCTTGTCATATTCTCTGACAATTCCCATTTTAACATTGTGTTTGTTCCAAGAACTTTAGCCCCACCGTAAAGAACCTCTATGCTTCTTGATACTTTTTTAAATGTATCGTTTTCAGGTGGATTAAAATCATCTGATTTTTGTATAACTTTCTCTAATCCGTTTGGTCCTGTTTTTATTTTAAATACTTGATTGTTGTAAGTCTTGTACTCAAAATATAAAACCTGAACTGTATTTTCGTCATATCCTTTCCATCCAGTTACACGGTCTCTATTGCCTGGCATATCCTCAATTCTTTTTAGTTCTTCTTGAGGTATGTTAGGAAATTGTTTTTTAAGCTCAGGTATTGTAACACCCTTAACCTCTCCAATATAATATAAGTCTTCAAAGTTAGGGTCTTCAGTATATGAGTAAACTAAGTTTGCAGGGTCACAGTACTCTACCTTTACCCCATTAGCTTTATTCCAATTAGTTTTAACAGCACCTATACCTAAAACGGTTAAGTCATAATTAAATCTTTTCCTTATTTCATCAAACTTGTTTTTAGCAAGCACTTGATTTATAGCCTCTTCTTCCGCTATTTCAATTGATTGCTTGTAGTCTAGTTGCATATGCAAGGAAAGCTCTTCTTGAGACTCTGGTATTTTGTTGCGGTCAGCGGTATTAAATGCATTAATTCCTATCTGCTGCTCTATCATTTCTAATTGCTCTCTAGCAATCATATCTTGCATTAAAGACTCAGCATAGTCAGTTCTTTTCTTTACGGAACCAGGGTCTTGCGCATATGCGCTAATTTCGTATTTTTTTTCTGTCATCCCATTTGTGACAATGTCAACAAACTTTGATATAACAGGGACAGGCTTCCAATCTAAATTTAAATAAGACAAGTCTCCGTTTATAGCAAGCTCATCTTTATATTTTTGTACAGGCTGCTCACCTCTTGCGTATAATCTTAAACTATGAAAGTGATTAACATTTGTAGCGAATCTATTTCCATATCCTCCTTGATTAAACCACTCAGACTCTATAGCTTGGGCAACTTGTTTTCCGTACTCAAGACTGCTTTTCTCAGCATTAGTAACAACCTGGCTAGGGAATACGCTATTTGGATTTGCAACTACATTCATTTAGTTTCTTATTTTTGAATAACCTCCAGAGTTGTCATATTTTTTAAACCCTAGACTTATGTTTTTTCTTACTACTTTATTTACTGGTGCGTAACGATTTTTGTTACAAGCCATAATGGCTAATCCTGAGCTTATAGAAGCATCGTGTGATGTTCTATTGTTTATATTAAACCTTGCCCAATCTTCTAATGTTCTTTGAAAATAAACATCCCCCATCTCGTCATCACCTAAAATCCCTACAAGCTCCTCTATATATGTTTCTATTGCAGCAGCGTGAGCCTGCTTTATATCCTCACTAGAGTTAGGTATTCCACCAATCTCTCTTTCTGTTACTGACAGTCTTGTATATTTCTTGTCAGGTCT